TTCCCTCGCAGTTTTAAAAACGGTTCAAATTATCCGAGAGGAACCACGCATGATTACGAACGCTATACAGAACTGGTTAGACACATTGAGTTTGAACCTGGAACAAATGGTAATCGCCGGGCTGGCCATAAGGTTGGCTCAATCGTTTGATGAAAACGGCAATACGTCCACAGCTGCAGAATTGCGCAAGACTGTACTTGAGTTGCAACGGTCTCTCAACGCTGGCGTAGTTGAACATGACCCATTGGCGGAGTTGCTTACACGCTAATGCAACTTCCAGCCAGGTTCACTCCTCCACTGTCGGAAAACTTCCCTACTGATGGAGACCGACTTATTGAGTTGATGTCTTTGTCTTGGGTGACTCCAGAAACTGATGCACCCATCAAGTTGGATGAGTGGCAGAAGTGGTTGTTTCGTCATGTGTTGGAACGTTATCCAGCCGACCATCCGGTTTATCCTGGCGAACTTAGGTATCGTCAGGTTTTGGTTTCGATGGGCAGACAGAATGGCAAGTCGGTTGTTGGTGGTGGGTTCAACCTGGATGGCTTGGTGTTCCATCGTGGTGACGTTTTAAGCATTGCTTCATCTTTAGACCAGGCCACAATTATTTACAACCGAGTGAAGCACGTCATTGACTCAAACAGTTGGTTGGCTAAACGGTTTAAGCGCACGACAGAAACTCGTGGTATTGCCAAAGCCGATGGCACTGGCACTTACAAAGTGAGCCCGGCAAAGGAAGCTGCACTTCAGGGTAAGCCACTCAAGCGCGTTGTACTCGATGAGGGGCACTTGGCAAAGGATGGTATTTGGACTGCCGCGGTTAAAGGCACCAGCGCACTAGACGATGCCATTGTTCTAATGATTACAACCGCTGGAGACCAAGACAGTAAAACCCTCATTGACCTTTACAAGTCGGCAGAAAAGGCAATCGCAGGAGACCCAACATTAGAGCGTTTTGGTGCATTCATTTGGGAAGCACAAACCAACGCTCGCATCGATGACCCGGATGCAATCAAAGCAGCTAACCCGGCAGTGGCTTGTGGCCGAGTACCAATTGACCGAGTCATCACAGACATTGCCACGCAACCCGAACATGAAGTCCGCCGATACACGCTAAACCAATTCATCACTGGTTCCTCACAGTCTTGGTTGCCTAATAACCTATTCCGCGCTTGCGCTGGTCGAGGTGTGAGCATTATGCCTGGTGCAGTGTTCAGCGTAGACATTTCAAAGAATTGGCAATCAGCGGTCATTGCCGTCGCAAATGTCAATGGTGAAATTCAAGAAACAGAATTGGTGAAGTCGTACATCAACCCAACTGAAAACCAAATCTTTGACGAACTCGTCCGGTTGTATCAAACACATTCAGCCAGGGCAATTGCTATCGATGACTATTTGACTAGCAACCTTGCTAAACGACTTAAACAGGCTGGCATTCCAACCTGGCAACTTTGGGGTAAAGAAATGGCTAACGCTTGCTCGTCCGTTTATGCCTTATTTGCTCAAGGTCAAGTCAGACATAACAACGACCCACTTTTGGTCGCTCAAATGGGCAACGGAATTTCCAAGTACACTGGCGAGACTTGGATGATTAGCCGTAAAGAGTCACGAGGAGACATCGATGCACTTATGGCAACTGTCATCGCCATCTACGCTTCAAGCCGAGCGCAACACGCCGGAGTGCAAGTATTCTAATTATCCACAGAGTTATCCACAGGTGCTAAGGTTTTCTTATGGCTTCAATTTGGCAACGCTTTACCGGCAAGACTGAAACTCGCGCAGTTCAGCCAACAATTCCGTCGCGTGCGGCTACGGCAGTAACCCCCGACGTGGCTTTGTCGCTCACCGCGGTTTATCGTGCCGTTCAAATCATTGGCACACCAATCAGCAAAATGCGCATGAACACCTACCGGTACGCAACTGGCATCGAACAACAAATCGAAAACCCACTGCTAATTAACAAGCCATCACTCAATGACACTTGCCGCGACTTCCTATTTCAGACTGTCACCAGCCTGGCATTAGAGGGCAACGCATTTTGGTACAAATCTTTTGACTCACAAGGCAAAGTAAACAACCTAACTATTCTTCCAGCGAGCGCAGTTTCGGTCGCTTACAACGATGCAGGAACTCGCATCCAATTCAACTACCAGGGCAAAGACGTAACCGAAAACATTGAGCACCTCAAAATTTTCAGCAAGGTCGGAAACCTCCGAGGCATCTCACCTATCGAAGCGTGCTACAAAGACATTGCAAGCGCACTAGAACTACGAGACTACGCAGCTAACTGGTTCTCATCGGCTGGTGTTCCGACCGGTATTTTGACAACCAACGCAATGCTAAACAGCGAACAAGCCGAAGCGATAACCACCAACTGGCACAACAAACAACAAAACCGCCAGGTTGCAGTCCTAGGCAACGGTTTCGACTACAAGCAAGTAGCACTATCACCACGCGAAGCCCTTTTCGTTGAAATTCAGGACAACGCAGTTCAAAGCATTTCGCGACTATTCGGTATCCCAGCCCGACTACTACTAACCACAGTTCCGGGCTCAACCGACACCTACACAAATTTGCAGGACGAGAACCAGGTCTTTTACCGTCACACATTGATGGCATACACCGATGCAATCACTGATGCATTTAGCAACTGCCTACCACGCGGCACCAGAGTTGAGTTTGACTTTGAAAGCCTATTCAAAGCCGACATCGCAGAACGTTACGCCTACTACAAAGTTGGTGTTGATGGTGGTTGGCTCGACACTGAAGAAGTCCGCACAAAGGAGGGACTAAATGTCTGAAATTGAAATTCGCGAATTTGAAGCACGCGCAGACGTTGAAGAACGAACCATCACTGGACTAGCCGTACCATACGGCCAGACCGCAAACATCGGTGGAGCCTACGAGGAACGATTTGTTCCAGGCGCAGTTCGCTCAATCGACGATGTCAAAATTTTTTACGGCCACGCACACGATGACCTACCAATCGGCAAAGTCATCAGCGGTCGTGAAACTGAAGCAGGTTTTGAAATCACAGCAAAACTAACCGCTGGAGTCCAGCGAGCCGACGAAACACTCGCACTAATGCGCGATGGCGTTTTGAACCGTTTTTCGGTTGGCTTCATCCCGGTCGAAAGTGACCGCGACGGCCAAACGATTACGCGAAAACTGGTAGACCTTAAAGAGGTTTCGGTTGTAGCGTTCCCAGCCTATTCGGGCGCAACCATAAATGAGGTTCGAGAGGAAGCCGAAGCAGTAGCCGAAGCACCAATCGCACCAGAAGAAAAAGAAAGTGAAGTATCTATGTCAGAGAACATCGAACTTGACGTTCGCACCGCCCTAGACGAGGTTGCAGAATTGCGCCGCGTTGTTGAGGCTGGTTTGACCGTCGCAACCCCATCAGTAGCAGTTGAGAAGTTCCGCTCACAGGGCGAATTCGCAAAGGCTCTAGTTGCTGGTGACGAGGATGCAAAGCAACTCGCACGCACCGCAACCACTTCAGCCGACACTGTAGCCCTACCAGGCTTCCTCGGTTACGTGGACAAACTAATCGCCAACAACCGTCCAACCGCTTCAGCATTCAGCCGCGCAGCACTACCAGCTGCAGGTCTAACCGTTGAGTACGCTGCAATCTCAAGCAACACCATCGCAGTTGGCGTTCAAGACCCAGAGAACGAAGCACTATCATTCGGCAACCTTGCCATCGATGCAGTTTCTGCAGATGTCAAGACTTACGGTGGTTACACCTCATTCTCACGCCAGACCATCGAGCGCTCAAGCGTTCCATTCCTAAACGCTGCATTCGCTGCACTGTCAGTTGCATACGCAACCGCAACCAACGCTGCAGTAGTTGCAAAGTTGAACGGTCTAACTTGGACTGGCAAGACTTTCGACTGTGACGGCGGAACCGCTGCATCACTAATCGAGGGCATTGCAAACGGTGCTGCATACATCCAGGCACAGACCGGACTCTCACCAGAGTTTATTCTTGCCGCTCCAGATGCCTATGTGAAGATTATGACTGTCGCTGGTTCAGATGGCCGTCCAGTCATCAACGTTGATGGCGCAGGCGTAAACAACATCGGTGCAGCTAACATTCCAGGCCTACGCGGCCAGGTTCTAGGCTTGCCAGTAATCGTAGACCCAGCACTAGCAACTGGTGTTGTCTACATGGCCAACTCGGCTGCACTACAGACCCTAGAGTCTGCTGGTTCACCGGTACGCCTAACCGACGGTGACATCACCACCCTAACCGACTCAATCTCGGTTTACGGCTACGCTGCAATTACTGTTCCTTTCGAGGGCGCAGTAGTCAAACTAGACGTAACCGCTTAGTAGGTTCCGAATGGCGCTGACTATCTCGCTGGCAGACTTCCAGGCATACGTAGGAACTGACGAAACAGGTGACTTCATTAACTCGGCATTGACCGCTGGCCATGCGCTAGTGGACAACTACCAGGGTGAAGCCGTCGTGCCCACACAGGTGCACGTTCAAGCCGTTCTCATTACTGCCTCGGAAATCTTCCACAGACGGTCAGCGCCTAACGGTGTAGCCCAATTCGCATCGTTCGATGGTTCGCCAATCAGAGTCGCAAAAGACCCTATGAACGCGGTCTATCCTTTGCTAATTCCTTTTGTAGGTTTTGGCGTATGACAAACGAAATCACCCTGGCAAAGGTCGAACTAAAACTTGACCTGGAAGCAGCTGGACTAAAAGTTTTGGACTATGTACCAGAACGCATCGTCCCGCCAATCGTCATCGTGAACGCACGCACCCCATACCTGGCAGTGTCAGACCTAGCAGGCGAGTTCTACCTAAACGTAGATTTAGTCTTAATCGCTGCAACAGCAACGAACAAGCAGTCTACGGAAAAACTAGATGAACTACTTGCAAGTGTCGTAAACGCACTGCCAGGCTATGCGCGTATGTTGCCAACTGGCGCACCTTACAACCTACAAACCAACAACTCCGAGTATTTAGCGGTCAATGTTCCGCTGGAACTTGAAATAACAATTTAGAAAGGTCAATCATGGCTGCATCAACGCGCATCAAGGCGCAAAACATCATCTTCAAAATTGGCACCACCGACTACGCTTGCGATGCAACTATGGTCGAACTTGCACTGGACGATGCTCCAGGCGATGTTCAGACTTTTTGCGAGTACCGCGTTGGCGGGCAGTGGACTCTAAACCTAGAGGGCATCACCTCGGGCGAAGACACCAGCCTTTACCAGGTACTATGGGCAAACTTTGGCACCAAGGTGGCATTCACCATTGCACCTAACGGTAACGCAACCGCTGGAGCCGACACCCCTCACTACACCGGTACCGTTGTTTTCAACCAGTTGCCACCACTATCTCTAAGCACCAACGAAACTGTAAAGTTCAGCGTTGCCCTAGAAGTAGACAACTCGGTACACAACCCAGCCTCACACATCTACTACGGCGTCACCATCGACACCACCGCATAACATGGCCGATGTCACCGGCATCAAAGTCAAAGGTCTCAAAGCAGCTAACAGAGCATTGCAAGACATCGGAGTACCAGCAAGCGAAATAAAGCAGGCTGGAACCGAGGCAGGCGAAATTGTTGCTAACGAAGCCAGAACTTTGGTGCCGGTACGCACCGGTGCGCTACGAGACAGTGTCAGAGTTTCAAAGGCTTTGAACAAAGTTAGCGTGATGGCTGGTAACAGTGGCAAAATCCCTTACGCCAACCCAATTCACTGGGGATGGTATAAACGTCACATCAAACCAAATCCGTTTTTTGTAAAGGCCTTGGGAATAACCAGGTCTGAAGTGTACAAACGCTATTATGAGAACATAGAAAACTTAATAAAGAAAAACTCCACGAATGGAAC